ATTGTAAAAGACAGGCATATGCCGGCTGTTCAAAAGAATATTTTATTGAAAAATATGGAAAAGAAGAAGGAAGCCAAAGATGGCTTGAACTAAATGAAAAGAAGAAACAGAATTTAAATAATTTTATTAAGCGATATGGTGAAAAAGAGGGGATTGAGAGATATGAAATTTATATTTCAAGACCATTTGGCGCATATTCTTTGATTTCACAGGAGTTATTTTGGAAAATTTTTGAAAGACTCCCAAAACATATTCAAAATAAATGTTACTTTGCAGAATTGAACAAAGAATATGGAAAGTTATCATCTAACGGGTATTATAAATTTGATTTCTGTATATCTTCATTGAAATATATAATTGAATTTAATGGCACCTTGTATCATGGAGATTATAGAAATTTTTCTCCCGATGATATTCCTCCTACAAGGGGAGATAATTTAGTTACTGCTGAACAAATGTGGGAGACCGATTATGCAAAGTATAAATTTATTCACAATTTGGGGTTTGTGGTTGATTATGTGTGGGAAATAGATTATAATAATGATAAAGATGCAGTCGTAAATAAAATTATTGACAAAATAAAATTGTTGGCCGATATATCGGAGATAAAAGATTGAAATGAAAGTAACTAAAGGATCAAATTTTACCTGCAAGTCTCTTGGGGTTCAAAAAAGAATTGTCTATGATATTGAAGTGGAAGGGACCCATTCTTTTTTCGCAAATAACATTTTGGTTCACAATTCCAATTATTTGCGATTCGGTCCTGTTGTTAGGAAGTTTTTTAAGAACAAATCAGAAGCCGAAATTGTTGATTTGCTTGATAAGATAGCAAATGAACAGCTTCAGCCTTATATTGATAAGTCTTATCATGAATTGTCTGATTATTTGAATTCATTTGATATGCAATGGAAAATGAAGCGGGAAGTAATTGCTTCAAAAGGTGTTTTTGTTGCAAAAAAGCGTTATTTCATGCATATTTTGGATGATGAAGGAGTCAGAATGAAATCTCCAAAATTGAAAGTGACAGGACTTGAAGCGGTTCGTTCAAGCACTCCTGAAATTTGTCGTGAAGCATTAAAGAAAGCAATGAAAATCATTCTTGATAAAAATGAGGGAGCAGTTCAGCGATTTATTCAAGAATTTAAAAAAGAATTCTTTGAGGCTCATGTCCTTGATATTTGTTTTCCTCGTTCTGTGTCAGATATTGAAAAGTGGGTTGATTCGTCTGGTAATGCTTTGAAAGGAATGCCTATTGCGGTTCGTGGTGCTTATGTTTATAATAAAACAATTAGGGTGATTGACCAGAAAGAAGAAACCATTAAATCGGGTGATAAAGTTTCTTTTGTGTACATGAAGCAGCCGAACAGATTTAAATCAAACGTTTTGGCGTTTCCTAATTATATTCCGAAGTGTCTTGAAATAGAAGATACTGAGATTGACAAAAACACCCAATTTGAAAAGTCTTTCTTGACTTCATTGAGGATTATTCTGGGTGTTGTCGGATGGAAAGAGGAAGTCGTGAACGATTTGACCGCGTTTTTCTGATAGAGAGAATTTACGAAGAATAAATACATATAAGGCGAGGAATACGAATATGAAAAAGAAAAAACTCAAAATCAGAATTCCTATTCCTCGTCCCGGTGTTCCGTTTAAACACAAAAAACGGTATTCGCGTAAATCAAAACATAAAAGAGAAAAATGCTCAAATTACAACGATTGATTCAGGAAGCCAGAATTGTTGGCAAAATTGAACTGCAAGGTGGAAAGAAGGATGATCGTGGATCATCTTCTGGAAAAGTTTCACATTCTGATTTGAAGGCACTTGAAAAAGTTCTTGACAAACTGTTTGCGACTGTTGGCCTGGATATTGAATTTTCAAAACATTTTGTTGAAAGATTAAATCATGATAGAAACAAAGAACAAATTACGATTGAAGAACTTCGTTCGCTGTTTCAGAAAACCTATCAGAAGTACGCAAAAGACATTGTAAAAAAGGAAGTTGATTGGCAAGCAGTTTTAAAGGATCTTCAGTCAAAAATAAATATTCCTTTCGTTCTTGTTTGGGATAAGAAAAATAATGAACTTGATTTGGTTGCAAAAACTGTTATGAGAAAAAACGATTTCAAGACAAGTAATCCACTTCTTAAGGTTTAAATTTGCAATTTTCGTTGTGCCACCTAATAATATTTGTTGTGGTACTAAAAGCTCCGCAATATTTGCAATAAATTTTTTTCTGGGGGTGTGGTTTACCAGTTTTTGCAGCACAAAGATTTTTTCTGTGTTCTCCTTCAATTTTCTTTCCAAACATGGAGTTGTTTTCGCCTTTATGATTTTCTTTTATTCTGTCTCTTGCTGTTTTTGCTTCAATTGAAATGTTTGGATTGTATAAACAATTTTCTCCGTGCCATCTTTTATAATTCGGTGCGCTGCAAGATTTCCCACAAAAGGGACAAGTAATTTTTTGGTTGTCCCTTTTTGCTATTGCAAGTTTTATGTTTTCTCTGCCTTGTTCTGATTTTTGTTTTCTCATTTTACTTTTTACTTCTTCGGAACGGGGTACGCTTTTGAATTTGTTTCTCATTCTTTCATTAAATACAAGTTTCTGTTCTTCAGTCAATCTTTCATTGGGCATTTTTAGAGGAATTTCATAATTATTCAGCCATTTTCTTATTGTTGGTAATGATACTTCCATGATTTTTGATAGGTTTTTCATAGAAAAATGAAGATAATAATAAAGATATTCCAAATCTTCTTTTGAAGGAACGTCAATAATTGTATTTGGGTGGATAAATCCAGAAGAATGTCTTTCTTTTGCTTTTTGGGATATTTTTTGTTTTGATGATTCAGAAAAAATACTTGGTCCTTTTCCTCCTCCACAAATATTATACACGTCTTTCCTTTTAAGAAAAGAATCATTCACGATTTCTTTTTCTTTTTCGTATGCTTTTTTCCGTGTATAATAAACATGAAGTGTCTTGCGAACAAAATTCTGTTCTCCATATTTTTTGATTGCTTTTAACATTGTTTTTCCTGATCCAAGATAACCATCAAAAATAATAGGGAAAAACATTGGTTGACGATGAACACCAATATAGATTTTTTCATTGACAAGATTGGTTGTTTTGTATACAATATAAATAAAATTAGATTCTGACATTCTATAGCCTCTTATAGATGTTGGGATTTAGGTCTGTAAAGAAGATTCCGGCTTCTTTACAGACTGTTAAACTTATTTATATAAATATTATTGAGGTAAATAATATGAACTCCCTTTTGCCGGTTAAAGTGGCTGTTATTGGTTCAAGAAATTTCAATGATTATGAACTTGTCAAGAAAACTCTTGATGAAATGAAGATTTCATTGATCGTTTCTGGTGGCGCAAAAGGTGCTGATTCTTTTGGTGAAAAATACGCCAAAGAGAAAGACATTAATACGCTTATTTTCTATCCTGATTGGAAGAAATACGGAAAAGCCGCTGGGATGATAAGAAACACGGAAATTGTCAAAAATTCTGATATCATTGTTGCTTTTTGGGACGGTGTTTCAAAAGGAACAAAAGATTCAATCAATAAAGCAAAAAAATTAAACAAACAAGTCAAGGTGGTATTGTTTGAAAACGTTTAAAGATTTTCAGAATGATCTTGATGAAGCCTTTAAAATGAAAGATGGAAAAGTTCAGTTTGATTATAAATCAGACGATCCTGAAGGTATTTCATCAAGATTAGGTAAAACTGTAGGCAAGTTGCGAAAATTTGAACCTTATGTTACGACAACACAAACGTCCACAAAGCATAAAGTTTTTTCTGTTTACAGTTCTCAAGGTCCAAACGCGACCACAATTCTCAAAGGACTTAAAAAGCACACTGGCGAAGTTGATGCAAATGAATATGAGCAGTTCCTCAAACGGACTGCTCTGTTCATTACTGCAAAAATAATGAAGAAAGAAAATATTGACATTGTTGTTTATCCTGCAAGCTCATCCAATCTTATTAATGATGTAGTTGAAAACATAAAAGACAGAAGTTCCGGTATTAAGGTTTTTTCAAACTCATTTGTCAAGACAATTCCTTCAAAGATTGAAATTGATCGGGATGATCCAAAAATCACTCCTGAAATGATCAAATATCTTGAAAAAGAAATGGAGAAAGTAAAAAAAGCTGGTTACTTCGCAATGAAAGAAATCAAACAAGTCAGAGCAAGAAAATTCATTAAAAACTTTCTTGAACTTGCTCCTGATCCTCGTTTAAGAAAGTCGCTTGAAGGGAGAAATATTATGGTGATGGATGATGTTCTTGCGTCGGGAAATACTCTTGCTGAAATGTGTCGGCAAATTGAGATGTACTCTCCTAATAAAGTTATTATCGTAACTTTGTTCAAATCTGCAAAATAAGAGGAATATCATGAAAACAGCCATTGTTACATACGGAAGATTTAATCCTGTAACGAAAGGCCATATGAAGATGTTTACGAAAATGCATTCTTTGAAAGTTAAAGAAGGTGGAGACTTGTATGTTTTTCCTTCAAGACAAGAAAAGAATTCAACCAACCCACTTTCTTTTCATGACAAGAAAGGGTTGCTGAAACGGGTTCTTCCGGGATTTATTATTTTTGACAACATTAAAGTCCGTACTCCTTATGATGCAATGAAATACTTGTCCAATAAAGGATACAAAAAAGTCATTTTCGTTGTCGGTGAAGATCGGGTTTATATGGCAAAGAACATTGAAAAATATATTAATCACCCTGATCCTGAAAAGTCTTTTTTCTTTACAGAATATATTGTTGTGAATGCAGGAAAACGGAAACCAGAATCAAATGGAATTATTGGAATTTCCGGCTCTAAAGTGAGACAATATGCATTTCATAATGATTATGAAAAATTTAGGAAAGATTTCGTTGATATGCCGGATGAATTTGTAAAACAATATTTTAAGAAAATCAAAACAGCAATGGAAAAAGAATGAAAGGTTTTTTAGAATACTTGACAGAGTTATCAATTCAAGCAGCGGCAAGTTTTGCTGCCACTTATCATAAAGGCCAGACAAGAAAACTTTCCGGGGATCCTTATGTGGTACACCCGGAAGCTGTTTTCAATTCAATTAAGAAACTTGGAATTAAAGATAGAAATATATTGACCGCCGCTTATCTTCACGATACTGTTGAAGACACCCCAGCAACTTATAATAAAATCAAAAATGAGTTTAATAAAGAGGTTGCTGATCTTGTCAAAGAGTTAACCAGTTCAGACAAAGAAATCAAGACAATGGGCAAACCTGAGTATCTTGCAAAGAAAATGATTCAAATGTCAGATAATGCTCTGGTTATCAAGCTGGCAGACAGGTGGCATAATGTTCAGGATGTTTTTAAAATGCCGGAGAACAAAGCCAAGAAAATGATCATGCAGACAAATTTTATTCTTGGCGAACTGAAAGCAAAGAGAAATTTGAACAAAAATCACAAAAAAATCATCCGAGAAATTGAAAAAACACTTGAAAGAAGCGGAGTCACTGTGTATAGTCTTAATTGAGAGTTGAGGGTTAGTTGATTAAATGATTTTTTAATGATTTTTGTGAGGTTCAAAATGATTGCTTCCGCTTGAGGACGGCATTCAAATTGTAATTTGTCGTCAAGTCTATATGCGGGTACCTGTTTGGATTCCTAATGGAATTTATAAGAAAGGCAACATGATAAGCAAACGTGTCCGAATGTTGTCTGTGTGGACCATGCCAGAAACTGAAGCCGCTTTGAAAGAACTTGAAAAACTGATAAATAAAGCAAAGAAGACAACAGATTTGGATGAAATTGACAAAATTCTCCATAACCTCAAAAACACAAAATTTGAATAAAGATGAAACACTACAAAGAATTTATTGTTGAGGACAATTGTTAAAATGCCATCTTCTCATTGCTGGTATTCCGCCTGATTTTCCGCAATGGGGACAAACAATTTTAGGTTTTATTTTTCCTTTGTTTTTTGATTGTTTTCCTAATTTAGCAAGACTCATTTTATTCCTTGTTTCTTCTGAAATATGTTTTCCAAACAGAGGATTGTTTACCCCAGTTTTTGCGATTCTCATTTTTTGTTTTGTTTCTTCAGACATGACTTTTCCATTATGAGAATCGCTCATTTTTTGTTTAGTTTCTGAAGAGTGATTTTTTCCAAACAGAGGATGATTTACCCCAGTTTTTGCGATTCTCATTTTTTGTTTTGCTTCTTCAGACATGACTTTTCCTTTATGTGCTTTACTTAATCGCTGTCTTGTTTCTTCTGATTTTATTATGCCTTTATGAGAATTGCTCATTTTTGTTTAGTTTCTGAAGAAATTTTTGAAGCACCATAACCGCCTCCAATAACATTATATGTGTCGGTACGATTAATAAAATTTTCATCAACAAGTTCTTTCTCTTTCTGGTATGCTTTCTCAGGAGTATAAAAGACATGAAGAGTTTCACGGATGAAATTCTCTTTGCCGTATTTCTTTATTGCTCTGTTGATTCCAACCCCTGAACCGAAATATCCATCAAATAAAATGGGGAAATGAAATTTCTGTTTATGTTTGCCAATATAGATTTTCTGATTGACAAGATTGGTAGTTTTGTATACAATATAAATATACTTAGATTCTGACATGCTATTCTCCGTAAATAGATGTTGGGGTTTAGTCTTTCACAAGAATTGGCGTTCTTGTGAAAGACGTTATACATAGTATTTATAAC